CATTTTAGTAAGTCCCGGTGAGTTTGTAATTAATGCTGCTACTGTTAGGTACTTCGGTCAAGAGTTCTTTGATAGCCTGCAAGACACTGCTGAAGACGGTTGGGAACGTATTGCATCTACAGGTGACTTGCCATTTCGTGATGATGAACTAGAGTTTGAAGAAGGTGATGATGCGCCTAAAGTAGGCTTTGATGAAGGTGACATAGTTGAGGAGGGTGACGGTCTAGGTAGCATAGACTTTCCTTCTATACCTGAACCTGTAGGCGGCGGCTATGGTGGTTACGGCGGAAGCAGTTCCTCCTCTAGTAGTTACGACTTTAAGGTATACTCCAACGCAGCAGGAAGAGAAGTGCGTGTATACTTCTATAATGGTAGACCGCTAACTAAGATACCTGAAGGCTATGAAGAGGGCGGCACTCAAGGCGATGAAACAGTTGGGGAAGCTGTTGCACGAGTAGTAGAGGCAAAGGATGATGATGATAAGTGGGCTAGACAGGCTGGCGTAAGCTCAGGTGCTACACCTCAAGAAATCTTTAATGCAATGGGCATAACAAAAAATGGTGTAGATAAGAGTGTAGGCTACTGGAACACAAACCCAGATACGTGGACTTCTAGTGATTGGGCAAGCTACAACAAAACGGTAGGTGGCTCATTCCAGATACCCGGTACAGACATTAAGATAGACCCAGCGCAAGCTATTATGACAGGCATAATTAGCACGGCATCTTCTGGTCTGGGTCTTGCTTTTAGTTACGGCATGAACGTAGGCAAAGATAAGATGGCTGCAAAGGCTAATGCGTCAGCCCTAAGTATGATTAATAATGGTATGTACGGAGGATCAGACCCAAGAACTGTTTTAAACACAGCTTACTCAACAGGTCTAATGTTAGGTACAATAACAGAAAACACGAGCTTTAGTGATTGGGCCAAAAAGACTCTTGATAGCCAGACTATACCTGAAGTAAATACAAATCTAATGAATCAAAGTAGACCTATAAATAAAAGTGTAGGACTTGGATGGGCAACAACTCTAACAGGAGAAGAGTTGTATAATAGCATAGAACAACACAAGAGTTATACTAGAGATCCAGCTAAGGGTACTTCTATAACAACTAGTAATGGTTATGTTGTAGGTATGATTGGTAGCCAAGGCGGTGGTCAGGCTGGGATGTTAGCTGACGCTGACGGCAAAGCTCTCAGAGATCCAATTACAAATGCAGTCATACGTGTAGATGCTCAAGGTAATGCATACGTAATGTCAGGCATGTTGGGTACAAAGAAAACTATTATAGATAAAAATACAATTAAGGGTGCTGTTGATCCTAAAGAAACCTATGTTGAAGGTGTTGATGTTAGACCTGTGCTAAGAAGTGACACTACACCAACTCCGTATGTCCCGCCAAAAATTTCTGCAGATACAAAAACAACTGACATTACAGCTACTAAAGAAGTAACAAGCTCTGGTGGCGATAATATGGAAGAAAGAAAGCAATTTGGTGGTGATTTATATTCAGGACCCTCTCTTGCCGATGCTAAAAGTGAAATAGTTAAGAAAAAAGAAGAAGAAGAGGATATAAAAGAAGCTATTGATAGCGGGAATGCACAAGGCCCAACTCAGGTACAAGGTAAAGAGTTTGGTATGAACAAAGGCGGCTTAGTACCAAGACCCAAGAAGAAGTAAGACTAAATTAACCTATAATAATAATAAGGCTACCCAGCACTAGTTGCTGGCCCCACATAAAGGAAATACAATATGGCTGAACTAGCACAAGTAAAAACACCAAAGAGCGCAGGCTTCGTACAACCTAAGGGTGGTTCAAGCGCAAACAAGCGGCGTATAGAACGAGAAGAAGCAGAACTGAAAGAGCTTATTGAAGGACGGTCCGATGGGAATCAGGAACCCAATAGTGAGGCAGCTACGCCAGCCAAAGTACAAGATGACGGTAATACCAAACAAGAAGAAGCCAACTCTAAAGCTGAAGCACAAGAAGATGCAGCCTTAAGTAGCGAAGAGAAGACATACAAGAAACGCTACAGCGATTTAAGGAACCACTTAAATAAGCAGGCTGAAGAGCTTAAGGCTATGAAGGCACAACTGAATAATTCAGGCGCAGTGCGTCCACCCACCAGCGATGAGAGCATTGAGGCGTGGGCTAACAAGCACCCTGAGATTGCAGGCATAGTTGAGACTATAGCTGAGAAGAAAGCTCAAGAGAAGTTTAACAATGCAGATGAGCGCCTAAAGAAGATTGATGAGATGAATGCTACTGCTGAGCGTACTAAGTCAGAGAATGAGATACGAGCTATGCACTCAGACTTTGATGATCTACGTGGCAGTGATACATTCCACGACTGGGCTGGCGAACAGCCTAAGTGGGTACAGGACGCTTTGTACGAGAACCAAGATGACCCAAGATCGGTTATTCGTGTTATAGATCTCTACAAGGTAGACAACGGCATGGACATTAAGGGTAAGAAGAAAGACACTAAGAGTGCCGCTTCTGCTGTAATGACCAAACGTACAACTAAACCAGACAACGATGACCCTGCAGGACACATACGTGAGTCTCAGGTAAACCGCATGTCTGCACAAGAATACGAGGCAAACGCAGACTCTATTATGGATTCTATCAGAAGTGGTAAGTTTATTTATGATATTTCTGGGGGTGCACGTTAAAAAGGTATTGACAATACGTAGATAACTGTTATAACTATGTATGTTAACTAAGTAGTGTAAAGCCCTATTCCATAGCTACCTTTACACTATTACTACAAGCAAGCCAAAACTACTAAGATAAGACTTACCTGCTTAAGTACAGGCCCGATAGTTCCACAGTTGGCAAACTGAGAACATATTGCACCCTAGAAAGAACAGCCTCTTACACAGTGTTTAAGCTTAATTATCATAAGCCAAACATCTATGGAGGATTATAATATGGCTTTTTCAACAGCGGCGGGATATGGAAATCTACCTAACGGTAATTTCAGCCCCGTAATTTATTCCAAGCAAGTACAACTTGCATTTCGTAAATCTACGGTATGTGGTGATATTACCAACTCAGACTATTTTGGTGAGATTGCTGCCCAAGGAGATACTGTAAACATTATCAAAGAACCAGAAATTTCTGTGAAAGAATACACTAGGGGTACGCAGGTCACAGCCCAGGATCTTGATGACGAAGATTTCTCATTAGTCATTGATAAAGCTAACTATTTTGCTTTTAAGATGGACGATATTGAGGAAGCGCATTCGCATGTAAATTTCATGGAACTCGCTACTAATCGTGCAGCATATCGTCTTGCTGACCAGTATGACCAAGAAGTCTTAGGCTACTTGTCTGGTTTCAAGCAAGGCTCTCTACACGCTGTAGCAAGCGCAGTCAACACCACAACAAATGGTGACGTTGCTGTAGCTACTGCAGGTACGGACGAATTGTTAAGCACTATGAAGCTAAACAAGGGTAGCTTTGGTAACATCACAACTACATCTGCAGGGGCGCATTCTATTCCCTTGACAGCACGTATGCCGGGTGCTACTTCTCTACCAACTGCTACAGCATCACCAGCAATGGTTGTTGCACGTATGGCTCGCCTTTTGGATCAACAGCAAGTTGACACACAAGGACGCTGGTTAGTAGTCGATCCAGTATTCATGGAGATTCTTCGTGATGAAGATTCACGCTTTATGAATGGCGATTTCGGTGAATCAGGTGGGTTGCGTAATGGCTTGTTCATTAACAACTTCCACGGTTTCCGTGTATACACTTCAAGCAATTTGCCTGCAGTGGGTACTGGTGCTGGTACATCAGGTACAGCAAACCAAAATGCTAATTTCGGCATTATAGTAGCTGGACATGATTCTGCTGTAGCAACTGCTGAGCAGATCAACAAAACGGAAACATATCGTGACCCTGACAGCTTTGCTGACATTGTTAGAGGTATGCATCTATACGGTAGGAAGATTCTTCGTCCAGAAGCAATCGTCACTGCCAAATATAACGCAGCGTAGGGGAGGAAAAACTTATGGCTACTTTAACCACATTTTTAGCGCCTACTCGTGGGACAGGTAATCCTTCGAGAAAGCCCTATATGATCGAAAATACTGTCGATCTTACTGCGAGTGCAGTTGACGCCTCATCTGGTGACATCATCCAAGCACTAACAGTACCTGCTTCAAGTGTTATTCTATGGGCTGGTTTCCAAGTTATGGAAAGCGCCACTATGGATTCAAACACTGACGCAACGGCAATTCTTGGTAACGCTGCAGATAACAACGAG